TAGCTCCCCGGCTGTGCGTTCAATCCGTAGACGTTGATCTTGGTCAGCGTGGCGTTTTGGCCGTTGTAGGCGAACGCCGCAGCTTGGGCATTGGCGTTGCGGCTCAAATATGTGCCCGCCGTCAACCCAGAAACTTGCATCGCTTCTGGCTGCGCGTTCAAAATCCGACCGTTGCTGAGCGTTGCGGCTGCACCAGAGTAAGCAACTGCTGCCGCGTCTGCGGTCAGCTTGAATATGCTGACCTTGGTCAGGGTGGCATCAAACCCCGAGACGTTGGAACTGCCTGCTTCGGCATTGATCTGGCGGGTCTGTGTGTAGACCAGCGTCGCCGTTTGCCCCAGCGAGGTCAACGCCGCTGGTTGTGCATCCAAGGCGTAAACCTTGACTCGGGTCAGATCGGCATCTTGCCCGGCGATTGTGAAATTTGTCGGCTGACCATCCAGAAAATACAGATTAACTTTGGTCAGCAAAGCCTCTTGGCCTTGCGCCGAGAAACTACCGGCACTAGCGCTGGCGTAACGGCTAATCGTTGGCGTCGCGGCTAAGCCGTTGATGTTCAGGCTGGCAGCTTGGGCCACTAATGTGCGGGCCAGCGAGACTGCCGCTGACGCGCCCGTGATATTAAAGACCCCAAAATCTGATACTACAGCGCGGCGCGAAGTCAGCGAGGCGCTCAGCCCAGTCAGGGCAAAAGTACCCGCATCAGCCTGAAGCGTTTTGCTGCCACTGATGGTCTGGATCAGGGTGGCGTTTTCGCCAGTGGAGGCAAAATCACCTTTGTCCGCGCTGAGTCGATACGCGTCGCGCACGCGCACAAAGACAGCAGGGCCACGAACGTTGGTGGTAGTCCCCGCCACCGTCAGCGATATAAAGGGCTCCGCGCTACTGGCCCCAGCATCGACCGGCGCATAACCCAGCCAGCCGCCTATGTCACTGCCCAAACTGGTGTCGGGCTCACCCGTCTCCCCAAATGCACCGAATGTGACGCCGGTTTGGGAAATCGATTGCCCACTGAATTGGTTGGGCGTTGTCACATCCGTAGGGATGCAAGCCGCTACAAGGATGAAATCACCGGCTTTGACGCCTGGATCAGCCGCAAAAGTAACCCCAAAGACGGTGTTTCCTACGGTATCTGAACCGGTGGTTGCCGTGCTGTTTTGCCAACCACTCGAATCCGTGGTTAGCCACTCCATCATCCCCCAACAGATGTTGTTCGCAGCTACCGATACAGACAAATTACCCGTCAAACCACCGGCGGGGACAACTCGCTCAAAAACAAAGAGATTGGTGTTTCCTGTGTCGTTTCCCAGCGTGGAGCCATAACCACCCGCACCTGTGATCGACGTTACAAGGCTCCACCCGCTTGGCGTGGTGACCGATCCACCGTTCGCCGTAGACGGTTTCATCCCTATGATCAGGACGAGCTTATCCCCAGCCCCATTGGACGAAGGGTAAGGAACCGATATCGAAGTGCCTGAGGCTGCCGAGTAGGCAATTGCGCCAGGCGCTCCGCGAACAATCGCCACGGCGCTTAAATCAAATGATTAAGCCAAGGTCAAAATTGCACCGGGGTTGGTATTGGAGAATTTGACTGTGAACGTCTCCCCCGTCGCCAAGGAAATCGATGAGCCGTAATCCCACGCCCCCACCAAGTTCTTGGACGTCGAGGTGTCGTTGTAAAGCACCGCGTATTGAAAAGGGCCCACAGCACCGGTGGCGGTGAACACCACTTCAGAACCGGACACCGTGGTGGTGCCCGTGACTTCCGCCACGGTAATCGTGGTGGCGTTACCGCCTGCGGTGTAGCCATTACCGGAAGCAATTTCCGCCAAATCGGCCTTCACCGCATCCAAACTGGCGCTTGGGGCGGCGTTGCTCAGGTAAACCTTGAACACGTGGGCATCAAAGTCGTGAACGCCGCGAATGAGCTGTTCGCTGAAGTCTTGAAATTTAAAAAATACGGCCATGAAAAGTTACCTCCGAAATTTAAAAGTGATTGGTCAAGTGGCTTGAAACACGCCGTTGGTGCCGTCCAAGATGACCGTGACGGTTTCACCAACGTTCACGGTTTGCAAACTGCCGTAATCCCAAGCGCCCACCGGCTGGTTGGTGGTGGCGTTCCACAAGATGGCGTAGCGGAAATTGAAGCCAGCGCCAGCCGCTGTCCAAGGGGCCGGACTTGCCAAAACCAACTTGTAGGTGCCGCCGCTTTGGGCTGAGCTGGTCACCGAGCACAAGTTACCGCCTGCGGTGTAGCCGTTGCCAGAGACCAAATCGGTGGTGCCTGGTGTGAACGTGGTGTCCGCCAAGTTGATGGTGCTGGCCAAGGCCACCTTCCAGGTGTCCGTACCTAAATTCATGCCTTCGAGCATGGGCTCGATTGCTGCGGTGTACTTTTGATACGCTGCCATTGCTGTGCCTTAAAAAGAGTAAATGCCCCGTTCCTCGTAGACCGAGGGTCCGGTGCCTTCGTTGGGCATCATTGCCACCGCCATGGCGAGCGCCACCATGCCGTCAATGCGTCCGTGTTGCTTTTTCTTGTCGAACTTGCGCGCCCCGGAGTCGCCAACCACCACAGCGTTGCGAGCGCACATTTCCAAAATCGGGTGGTTGCTGTGTTTCAGGCGCTTGCCCAGCAACTTGACCTCCAGCTCCCGCAGGGCGGGGGTCATCGACAAGGTGCCCTGGCCATATGGGATGAATTTCTCCAGCTCATGCTCAGCAAAGTTGGCTTTCACCAGCCACGGACGTAGGTGAACAAAAAGCGCGCGGTCGAACGCAATCGCTTGTACGTCGCAACGATCAAATAGGCCACGCAAGAACTCAGCGACAAATTCATATTCGATAGCCCTTCCAGGTGTGGTGTTCAAAAACCCCTGTTTGGCCCACAAGTCATAGGGCACATGGTCTTTGCGGCTCTTTTCTGCCAGACCTTCGCCGGGTAGCCAGAATTCAGAGTGAACATCGCCTTGTTCGGTAACCAGGACCAAAGCAGTGAGGTCGTTGACGCTGGACAGATCCAAGCCACCCCAGACCTTTTGCTGCTCGATGGGCTCGGCTACAGCGCCATTGGCCTTCCAGACGGATGGGGCAACAAAGGGGCTGGAGGCTTCTACGCGCTGGTTCAGGATGAGGTTCCTGAACTCGGGCTCGTTCGCAGGCATCTCCATGGCCTGGCGGCACTGTTTTTCAATGTCGGCGATCGAGCGGAACTTGCCCATGGCCGGGTTCGCTGCCGCCCAAGCCAAGCGATCGTCCATTTGGCAATCGGCCGGGGCTTCGTACACGTGTGACACCACCCGGGGGTCAGGCGCGTGCTTTTGAGCGTCGATCCAGATGCTGAACAGGTCTGCATCGGTGGGTGCTTGGGTCGAAATCGCGATCAGTAGCGGATTTTCATAGGCTCCTTGCGCCGTGGTAATGGCCGATACGAATTCATCGGTTGGCCCAGTCACCTGCCCCACTTCGTCCAAGATGGCCAAGATCGGACTCAAGCCGTGGGCAGTTTTGCCTTCTGCGGCCAGCGCTCGGTACAAGACGTTGCGGTTCAAGCCGATCAATCGTTTGCCCGAGGGCTGCACCCTCACCACCTGGCTGAGCTTGGGGGACATCTCCACCATTTTTCGAGCCAGGTCAAACACCACGGCCGCCTGATCCTTGGATTGCGCACCACTCACGATCTGGCTGTTTTGCACTGCTTCTGGTCCAGCCAGGTGAGCCAACAAGATGGCGGCGATTAGACCCGTTTTGCCGTTTTTGCGGGCAATCGACAGGTACGCGGTGTGCGTTTTGTAGGGGTTGTCGTAAATATCAATGATGAAACGGCGCTGAAACGCCTCCAGCTTCATCGGTTTACCGATGTGCTGCCCCTCGGGGGTCAAGCAATAGGTCTCGATGAACTGGATGACCCGTTCGCCACGGGTCAGCTTACGTCGCGTCACAGCGCCAGCAGTCCGTCGTCTTCCAGTTCTTCACGAATCTGGTGCGCTTTGCGCTCCAGGGCACGTTTTCCCAACTGGTCGCGGGTATCACCCGCAATGCGGCCTCCCATGCGCAAGGTACGCATCAAGGCCATTTCACGGCGCGAGAGCTGTTCCAGCACCGTGACCCGAGGGTTCATGATCTGCGTGCCTTTGGCGTTCTCCACCACTGTGCCTTCGACGGTCAGCAATTGCTGCTCGTGCTCAATGTCCGCCTGGCAGCGCGCGAGTTGTGCAGCCACCACCAGATCCGCCTCAGTCCACTCATCCCTCGCGCGCGCACGAAGCACGCCATCCCAAAACGGGTAATCGGTCGAGCGCAGTTGTATGTGTGCGGGTAGCGCCAAGGGCGGCAGCGCTGCATTGACCATGGCCTTGACGGCGCTGGCAGCGGAATCAGATCGGGTGCGTTTCATGGCAAGTCATGGGTTAGCGTTAAAACGAAGGACCTACTGCGGTCTGATGCAATAAGGTCGTAGGGATTTGCACCCCCTCCCCTTGTGTGCGAGGCCACACATAAGCTCTGCGTGCGAGGCCGCACATAAGCTCTGCGTGCGAGGCCGCACATAAGTTCAGTGTTCGAGGCCATACAAAGCAGCGCTACCAAATTGTGCGACCAACTTGATCAAATCGAGCACGCTGGCGTGAGCCGTGCTCCTGTCTTGCTTTATCGCTGTCATGGTGCTGTTTGCAAAGCGACTGCCAATTGTTGGTGTCCCAAAACAAAGTGCGGTCACCACGATGCGGTTGGATGTGATCAACCACCTGCGCGAGAGTGGTCAATCCATCGGCCTGGCACATCACGCAGATCGGGTGGCTCATCAGAAACTTTGCACGAGCGCGTTGCCAAGCCATTCCATAGCCACGCTCGTTGCTGCTACGCAGGTCTTTGCGCCAAC